AAACATCCGGTGCTTACGATGTGTGCTTCAAATGCGACGATAATGACAGATTCAACGGGTAATAGGAAATTTGCAAAACAAAAATCATCCGGGCGCATTGACGGCATGGTTGCACTAGCAATGGCTGTCGGCGTGATGCCAAGCGCCGCAAATGCAGAAAAATCATTTTGGGAATCATCTGCCGCATGAAATCATTTCTTGCTGATCTTCTGATACTTGCCGGGGCTTTGGCTATCCCGTACGGAATATGGGAAATATACGCACCGGCTGGATATATTGCCATGGGTAGCATGGCATTAATGCTCGGCGTTCTTCTGCATTACTCAACAGGCAAAAAATGAGTTTATTTTCCGGCATATTTGAGCGCAAATATGATTCTTTGGATTTGTTCAAAGAGATATTTGGCGGCAACAAATCCGCTACAGGTAAGAATGTCAGCGTAAATAACGCTATCGATGTTTCCACAGTGTTTGCCTGTTGCCGCGTTATTGGCGAAGGAATCGCGCAAGTTCCGCTAAAATTACGCAGAAAGTCAAAGGATGGACGGTCGAGAACTGAAGCCGTCGATCACCCGTTGTATGACAAGCTTGCGAACCGTCCTAATCGTTGGCAAACAAGCTTTGAATACCGTGAAATGATCGGCTGGCATGTTGCTTTAACTGGCAATCACTACAGCTTTATTAATCGCATCGGCGGTGAAATAGTAGAGTTATTCCCATTTATGCCGTCATCGGTCACAGTGAAGTTTGATAATGGCGCTTTGACTTACGAAGTTGTGGCGGAAGATGGAACTAAGCGCGTTTTCCCGCAGGAATCCATCTGGCATGTTCGAGGCCCGTCATATTTGGGCTGGTATGGTCTTGATATTGTTAAGCACGCTCGTGAAGCAATTGGCCTGGCCATGTCTACCGAAGAGGCCGTGGGCAATCTACACAAAAACGGCGTTAGACCGTCCGGCGTGTACTCTGTCGATGGCGTTTTAAATCCAGATCAATATAAATCGTTGTCCGCATGGGTGAATGAGAAGTTTTCTGGGTCAAGTAACGCTGGCAATACCCTGATTTTAGATCGCGCGGCGAAGTGGCAACCGATGCAGATGAGCGGTATTGACGCTCAGAGCATAGAGAATAGAAGGTTTCAGATCGAGGAAATATGCCGTTTTGCGCGTGTTTTGCCGATTATGGTTGGATATTCTGACAAAGCAACCACTTATGCCAGCGCAGAGCAGATGTTTTTGCATCACCTGGTACACACTCTCGCGCCGTGGTATTCGCGCCTTGAGCAATCTATTGACACGAATCTTCTGACAGAAAAAGACCGGCAAGCTGGCATTTATTCTGATTTTGTCGAGGAAGGCATGTTGCGCGGATCGGCGGAAGCCACCAAGGAGGTTATCTTGGGGTATGTTAACGGTGGCATCCTGACTCCGAACGAGGGCCGGGCATTGCTTGACCGCAATCCGGACAGTGATCCGACCAGCGACAACCTGCGCGTTCCTGCGAATATTGTTGGGCAGAATCAAACTCTACAAGAGGCAGCATGATGGAAAAGAAAAGCTTTTATTGTGGCCTGGCCGAGCTTAAATTTGCGGCGACAGAGAACGAAACGGAGATGAGTTTCGACGGCTACGGAGCTGTATTTAAAAACATAGATTCTTACAATGATGTGATTGAGCCTGGCGCATTCTCGGCGTATCTCGATGATGTTAAATCAGGCAAGCAGGAATGGCCGGTCATGCTATTGCAGCATGGCGCGTGGGGAATGGGCGCTGATGACATGATGCCAATCGGCGTGTACACGTCATTAGAAGAGGATTCGAAAGGGCTGAAGGTATCCGGGCAATTAGCTGACACGCAACGCGGCATAGAAGCCTACAAGCTGCTCAAAATGCAGCCAAGACCGGCAATTAATGGCCTATCTATCGGATATTTCGCCAAAGAATGGGAAATCATCACAAAGGATAAAGAGCAGGTTAGATCGATCAAGAGAATCGATTTACTGGAAATATCGCTAGTAACTTTCCCCGCAAATGGAAAAGCGAGAGTCGGTGCGGTGAAAAGCATTGATGATCTTGAATCGCTGTCAGAAATTGAAGATTTTCTGCGAGAGGCAGCAAATCTATCACGCAGTCAAGCCAAAGGTTTGATTGCGCGCATCAAAAGATCGTCCAGCGCAGAGGCTGCGAACGATGTGAAAGAGCTGTTGGCATCACTTGAGAAACGAGGGAAAGCCTTGGTTTAATCAAGCGCAACCTCTGGTGAATATAACCCGCTTTTGGCGGGTTTTTTATTTTATAGGACAGAAAAATGAGCGATTTAGCGGAAGTTAAGAATATTATTGAAGAGCAGGGCAGAGCCTGGGAAGAGTTCAAGAAGGCGAATAATGATCTGATTCAGGCCAAAGCAGAAGGTAAAGCGGTTGCCGATCTTGAATCGAAGGTTGCAACTATCAGCGATGCGCTGGATAAGTTTGGCGATGACCGGAAGAAAATAGAAGATTTCATGGTTAAGATGACTTCCCCTGGCGCGGCATCTCCAGAAGATAACGACCTGGGCGCAGAAGTTAAAAGTTTCAACACGATGATGCGCGCAGAGTATCAAGGCAAAGGCAAAGCCGCGCCTGCTGACTTTGATGTGAACGGCTATAAAAACTACAAATCGGCGTTTTTTAAGCTGATGGGCGGCGTTACGATGGACTCTTTGAGTTCTGATGAACGCAAGGCAATGTCAGCCGGTTCAGATCCGGACGGAGGTTATTTGTTGCCACAATCAACGGTTGGCCGCGTAGTTTCAAAAATCTACGAACAGTCGACAATGCGTAAAATTGCAAATGTGCAAAATATCAGCACTGAAAAGCTTGAGGGGCTGATCGATAATAATGAGGCGGATGCTGGCTGGGTATCTGAACTCGGAACCAGAAGCGATTCTTCAACTCCGCAAGTCGGCAAGTACGAGATTGAAACGTACGAACTGTACGCAATGCCGAAAATTAGTCAGAAACTGATTGATGATGCAGCAATGAATGTTGAGGCATGGCTAGCTGCAAAAGTGGCGGATAAATTCGCGCGGGTTGAAGGAACAGCATTTGCTACCGGAAACGGCGCAGGTAAGCCGCGCGGCCTGTTCAGCTACACGACCGCAGCCACTGCCGACGACTCGCGCGCGTGGGGTGTTTTTGAGCATGTAAAAACCGGCACAAACGGCGATTTCAACTCAACCACAAAAGCCGATCCGCTGTTTGATCTGATTGGCGCATTCAAAGATCAGTATTTGCAGAATGCTCAATGGCTGATGCGCCGTGAAGTTCGTACTAAGCTGAGAAAATTGCGCGGCGCTACCAGTGATTTGTATTTGTGGGAACCGTCCTTGCAAATGGGCCAGCCAGATCGTTTGAATGGCTATCCTGTGAACGTGGATCAATACGTGCCTACTCTGACAACTGATTCTTTATCGCTGGCATTTGGTGATTTCCGCGAAGCATTCACCATTATCGACCGGATCGGTATCAGAACTCTGCGCGATCCATACACGGCCAAGCCGTACATTGTGTTTTACAGCACTAAGCGTACTGGAAGCGGAGCAATAAATTTCGAAGCTTGCAAGTTTCTTAAGTTTTCTGCTTAGGGCTTTACAATGTTTTTATTCTGCTTTACCCTATTAGTTTTAAAGGGTAAAGTGGAATATGCCAAGACAAAAACAGGCTCCAAAAAAGTGCAAGATAGAAGGTTGCGATAAAAACATGTTGGCGCAAGGCCGCTGTAGCAAGCATTATACGAGCGCTGTAAGGTCAGGTGAGATATCTAGGAAACCGCAAAAGATAGTAAATTCTGGGCCATGTCCAGTAGACGGTTGCGGCAAACCTAAATATGGATCTGGATTTTGTCAAGCTCATTATGAAAGGTTTAGAAAGTACGGTGATCCTTTAGGAGTCGCTCCAAAGAAAACAGGTAATCCTTGCTCTACAGATGGCTGCAATAGATTAACTGTGGCCAATGGTGTATGTGCAGCTTGTTATGCTCGTATACAAAAGCGCGGAACAGTTGAGTACTCAAAGAAACATTTGGCAAGATTCGAGAAGACAATAGATTCTAAAGGGTACATTAGCATTCCATCCCCCGGACATCCTAACTCAAGAAAGTCAAAGCGTATTTTTGAGCATAGGTATGTAATGTCTGATTTTTTGGGTAGACGTCTTAGGAAAAACGAGAATGTTCATCACAAGAATGGAGATAGAGCTGATAACCGTATTGAGAACTTAGAGTTATGGGTAACATCGCAACCATCAGGTCAGCGCCCGTTAGATTTAATGAAATGGGCGCGCCGCATTTTGAAAGCATACGCAGCAGAAGAAAGTAAACTAAAAGAACTTGAGTATCGCAATCATTAAGTTATGTAAACCAAAAATCAACCCGCCTCGGCGGGTTCTTTTTTATATTAAAAGGAAATAATCGTTATGAGAACAGATTTATTTAACAGCATTAATTTAAAGCGCGGAATTAGTCCGTACGATCATGCAACCGGTGATGCGGCTGTAACTTCACAAACTATTGATATGCAAGGCGTTGATACTTTGATTTTTGCGATAGCGACAGGCTCATTAGCTGATGCTGATGCGACATTTACAGTGCTCGTTCAAGAAAGCGACGACTCCGGCATGTCGGGCGCCACGGCTGTTGCTGATGCCGATCTGCTTGGAACTGAAGCGCTTGCTGGTTTTGCGTTCGGAGATGACGATAAATGCTTCAAGATCGGTTACAAGGGCAGCAAACGTTATGTTACTTGCACGATTACCCCGGCAAATAACACCGGCGCGGCACTATTGTGTGTCATTGCAATAACTGTACCTCAATTGCTGCCAGCAGCTAACCCACCTGCTTAATAGATGAGTTATGTTGTGTATGCTGCACCGGCTACCGAGCCTGTCAGCGTTGCCGAGGTATTGCAGCATTGCAGGATTGATGCCAGCAACCAGGAACCAGCCCCGGGCGTGATCACGGTCGCGCTTGGTGCTGGTGCTGGGAATGTTGATAACGGCGCGCATCGTTATTTATGCACGTTTGTGACGGCGGACGGAGAAACGCAAGCTGGGGACATATCGGCAGCGGTTACGGTTGCTGATAAATCGGTTAATGGCAAGGCGTCATTGAGTGCAATACCAATCGGCGGATCAATCGTCACATCGCGCAAGATTTACCGCACGGCGGCGGGCGGCTCAACCTACTTATTGCTCACCACCATTGCTGACAATACAACAACGACATACGCGGACAACACCGCAGATTCAAGTCTTGGAG